AAGCGGAAAGAGAAAGAGAAGGCGATCCTCGAGATGGCCGATCGTCATGTAAAGTTGTCGAAGGCTTTCCAGCAAAGGCTCGCACAAAGGTTACAACAGATAGACCCGTCNGAATTGAGCCCGTCAGACATGGCAAAATGGCTTGATGTGGCAACGAAACTAGAGAGATTGAGCATAGGCGAACCGACAGAGATAGGGAAGCAGGAGGTACAAGGGCAGGTGACGCAACGATATGAGTACGACATTACCCAGCGAATCATCAGCGACCCGGAATCCGTCCAGCTTGCTGAACAGCTCTTACGACGCGCTGCGTACAGTGACGCCGGCGCATCTGGCCTGGACAGTCAGTGAGGGGCGCTGGTTTCCTTATGAGCACCTCCTTTTCCTAAACCGTAAACTTGTAGACGTAGCAGCAGGCCGCATCAAGCGGCTAATGGTGTCAATGCCGCCCCGACACGGGAAAAGTGAGTTGGTCAGCCGGTACTTTCCGGCTTGGTACATCGGGACATTCCCCAACAAGCGCATAATCCTGGTCAGCTATGANGCTGACTTTGCGGCAACATGGGGCCGTAAAGCAAGGGACCTGCTTGAAGAGCATGGTCCTTCTTTATTTGGTATCAGGGTGTCGGGGAAGTCTTCAGCCGCCAACCGTTGGGACGTTGAAGGCTATGAAGGCGGGATGGTTACAGCCGGTGTTAACGGTCCGATCACCGGTAGAGGTGCAGACATCGGAATTATTGACGACCCGGTAAAGAACGACCAGGAAGCAATAAGCGTGACTTACCAGGAAAGGGCTTATGAGTGGTATAAGTCAACGTTTCGGACCCGGATACAGAGGGACGGCGCCATTATCCTGATTATGACACGCTGGCATGAAAACGACCTGGCAGGGAAGTTGTTAGCAGCGCAGGAAGAAGATGGAGAGAAGTGGGAAGTCGTTAGCCTGCCAGCAACAGCGGAGGATAACGATCCACTGGGGCGAGAATTCGGCCAGCCCCTTTGCCCTGACTTGTTTTCTAAAGACGCCCTGGAAAGCATTAAAAAAGCAGTAGGTTCTTACTGGTGGGCCGCCCTCTACCAACAGCGGCCTTCGCCGGCAGAGGGCGGCATATTTANGCGCAACTGGTGGCAGTATTACCGCAGGGTGCCGGACAGGTTTGATGAGATTATCCAGAGCTGGGACATGACTTTCAAAGATACCAAGACGGCAGACTATGTGGTTGGTCAGGTGTGGGGGCGAAAGGGTGCCGATAAATACCTGCTTGACCAGGTGCGGGATAGAATGGATTTCCCGGCCACTATTCAAGCTGTCAGAACACTGTCGGCAAAATGGCCCCAGGCGAAAGCAAAATTAGTTGAGGATAAAGCTAACGGTCCGGCGGTGATTGCGACGCTCAAAAAAGAGATTAGCGGGCTTATTCCGGTTGAGCCCCAAGGAAGCAAAGAATCCCGTGCCTGGGCGGTATCGGCAGAGGTTGAGGCAGGAAACGTCTATCTGCCGGACCCCAGTATTGCGCCCTGGGTTCACGATTTTGTAGAGGAATGTGCCGCCTTTCCGAATGGGGCTAACGATGACCAAGTGGACGCTATGTCTCAGGCACTAATGAGATTGAATAAGCAACCCGGTATCCAGGTACTAAAGTAGTGAGGTGAGAAGCTGGATGATAACATTTAATAACAGCGTAAACAAACTGACAAAAGAAGAGCTTATAAAAATTTTCATAGATGAGTTCAATATATCACCACAGCGGCAGCTTATGTTGGCAGGTGAAAGGTACTATCGGGCAGAGAACGACNTCCNGANTCGGAAAATGCTCCGCTANGAAGACGGGCGATGGGTGGAGGACGAAACCAAGGCAAACAACCGTCTGNCCCACGGCTTTATGCGAAACCTTGTAGACGACAAAGTAAACTACCTGCTGCTTAAACCTCTCTCAATGCTTTGTGAGGATGAAAAATACCTCACGGCAGTAAAGGATACTTTGGGTAAACGGTTCCAAAAACGACTTGCCCAGCTGGGATATGAGGCCAGCAACAAGGGAATTGCATGGCTGCACCCTTATATCAACTCTGCCGGCGAATTTAAAACCATGCGTATTCCGTCAGAGCAGTGCATACCGATTTGGACAGACAATGACCATGAGGAACTTGAGGCATTTATCCGGTATTACGATGTTGAAACCTACGAAGGCAAAGAAAAGCGGATAGTCACAAAAATTGAGTACCACACGGCTGACGGGGTTGAGTATTACGAAAAGACACCCGACGGGGAAGTGATACTGGATGCCGAAAAGTACCTGGACGTAGAAGGAGATGGGATACTGCTCCCTCACTTCACTGTGGACGGTGAACCTGGTACNTGGGGCNGNGTGCCTTTTATCNCNTTCAANAACAANGACATGGAGTTGCCGGANCTGCAGTTTGTGAAGACTCTAATTGACGACTATGACCGGACCAGATCCGATATTTCCAACTTGCTGGAAGAAGTAAAAAGCGTAATATACGCGCTTCGGGGCTATGGCGGGGAAAACCTAGGCGAGTTTATGCGTGATTTGGCCCACTACCGCGCCATTAAGCTGGATGCNGATGAACATGCCGGCATAGATCTGCTGCAGGCCAAAATTGATATTGATGCTGCTCAAAAGCACTGGGAAGCATTGAAAAAAGACATCTTCGACTTTGGCCAGGGTGTAGATGAGGATAAGGACAAGATTGGCAATGCTCCTTCCGGTATAGCTTTGCGGTTTCTTTATGCCGGCCTGGACTTGAAGTGCAATGTAATTGAGGAATGGTTCAAGTGGGGCTTTGAGCAGTTGCTTTATTTCGTTAACAAGTACCATGAGATAACCAATCAACCGGTATCAGATAAAGAAATAACAATAGTATTTAATCGAGACATAGCTGTTAATGAGTCACAAGCTATTACAGACTGTCTGAATAGCAAAGGAATAATAAGCAATAAGACGATAATTGCTAATCATCCATGGGTAGAAAATATTGAAGAAGAACTAAAGCAGATTGAGGAAGAAAATAAATCAGATGAGCCGCCAATGTTTGGGGATGATGAATAATGCCAAAATCATATTGGGAGAAAAGGCAGGAGTTAACTCATCTGGCCGGAGAAAAGAAAGTCAACGCCTATTACAAAGAACTCCAGAAAGCATTTGAGCAATCTAAAAAGGAAATCCAAAGTGTTATAAATGATTTTTACATGCGGTACGCAAAAGAGAACAAGGTTTCCTTTGCCGAAGCTCAAAAGCTTCTTGATAAGGCCGAGATAGGGGAGCTGAAGGATTTTATTGCTAAGGTCCAGGAGCATATGGGTAAATATAACCTTGAACTTAATAATATGTCTATCAAAGCCCGAATTACCAGGTATCAGGCACTTGAGAAGCAGATTGATGCAATCCTTCAGCGGTTGTATGCGATTGAGTACGAGCTAAAGGGGGAAGAGCTCCTAAAGGAAGTCTACACTGACAGTTATTACAGGACCTGGTTCAACATAGACCAGTACCACGGCTTTCATCAAGAGTTTGCTCAGGTGAACCCTAGAACGGTTGAAGAGTTGATAAAATATCCTTTTAATGGCGCGGATTTCTCCAGCCGGATATGGAAGCAGAAAGACCATATGTTGCAAGTATTGACCGAAGATATTACAACCATGCTGGTGCAGGGTAAGAACCCTCAAACATTGGCTAAAGATTTTGCAAGAAGGTTCAAAACCAAAGAATATGAAGCCTACAGGCTACTCCACACAGAGAGCAGTTTTATTATCGAACAGGGAACCTTGGCAGCCTATAAAGAAGATGGGGTGGAGAAATATCAGATTCTGGCTACTCTGGATCACAAAACATCAGAGATATGCCGGGAGCAGGATGGGGAAATATACGAAATAGATAAAGCAATAGTAGGGGTGAACTACCCGCCTCTCCACCCGCTCTGCCGCTCCACTACTTTGCCAGTATATGAAGACGATGACCTTTCAGAAGAAACAAGAGTAGCAAGAGACAGTAGTGGTAAAACTTATGAAGTGCCGGCAGATATGAATTATAAACAGTGGTATGATTTATATATTGCAAATAGGTAGTCAGGTGCTTTTACCCGGAAAGTGAGGTTGGATCATGAAAATCCTAAAAAAATTTTAAAACTGTCTTGGGTAGATGATTTTAACCTTTTTACGATAGGTTTTGTATCGGCTGCCGTAGTAAATGCATTTATGAGGAAACAAATCATTGATTTATGTATATTAGTACCACTTTTGGTGCTG